ATCGCAGACCCGGACAAACGCAGGGCTGCTGAGCTTGATAGGGCTAAATTTTTAAGCGAGACCCGCGAAGCTATTGCTGAGATTAGAAGCAGACCTGTCACAAGACTGCCAGGAAAACTTGGCGCTATTGGCGAGATGGTTAGGGAAAATATAGTCTCTGAGATTGAAAAGGGGGCAACGCCCATACGGGTAACCGACGAGTCCGGCAAGAAAATAACAGTCGGCGCACTGCGCGGCGAGAAATACACTGGCCGTTCTGAGTACGAAGCTATAGCCAGAGAAACAGGCGGGACAGCACCAATACAGATTTCAGAGGTTGAGGCCAGTAAGCCACAACAGGAAAGCGACTCCGAGCCGACAATCATTACGCCAGAGGTAACGCCGGAGGTCACACCAGAGGTTGTCCCAAGTGGCACTCTTGCCGAGGCACCTACATCTCGGCGTCGTCGTTCTACTCGCGCTGGCGCTGCCGGTACGCTGCTTGAGGGCGGCGGTGTTCTTTATGAATAGGAGATAGGTATGAGCTTTTTGACCCCATCTATGCCAACCCCACCACCTCCCCCGCCACCTCCGCCTGAGCCGGACATTGGCCGTGCGCGGGCTTTGGCAGAGGAAGCTGAAATCACGGAACGCGGCCGTCGCAAGGGGCGTGGCTCAACGATTGTCGCTGGTGCGCTTGGCCAACAGGTCGGCCAGACTAACGGCAAACCAACATTGATGGGTTAAGCATGGCACAGGAAGCAGCACCGCTACTCAAGAGATTTGATTCTCTTAAAAGCCGCCGGGATAACTGGGACACCCACTATCAGGAACTGGCTGACTATATGCTCCCGCGCAAGGCGGACATCGTGAAGAAGCGCTCTCGCGGTGAAAAGCGTATGGAGTTGATTTACGACGGTACTGCTCTCCAGTCCATCGACCTTATGGCTGCCTTCCTTCACGGCATGCTGACCAGTGGGGCGTCGCCCTGGTTCCACTTGGATGTGAAGAACGAGCAGCTTAACCGTGACGACGACGTGCGCGAGTGGCTGCAAGACACCAGCATGCGCATGATGCAAGCGTTCCAGCGCTCCAACTTCGAGACTGAAATCCACGAAGCCTATGTGGACCTCGTTGTCTTTGGCACGGCTTGCATGTTCTGCGAGATGGACCGTGACAAGCTGCGGTTCAGCACCCGTCACATCTCTGAATACTACGTTTCCGAAGACCAATACGGCATGGTCAACACCGTGTTCCGTATGTACAAGTCCACAGCGGCACAGGCCGTTGAGCGCTTTGGGTTTGATAACGTAGGCAACTTCATCCAGAAGACCTTTGAGAAGAAGCCCGACGAAGAGGTCGAGATTCTGCATGCGGTTCTGCCGCGTCTCGCACGGGACGTTACCAAGCAGGACAACATGAACATGCCCTTCATGTCCGTCTATGTGTGCAAGCACTCCGGCATGATTATTAAAGAGGGTGGCTTTGAAGAACTGCCCTATGTCGTGCCGCGCTTCCTGAAAGCTACCGGCGAAGTGATGGGCCGCAGCCCTGCAATGACAGCGCTGCCTGACGTTAAGATGTTGAATCTTATGTCAAAAACCATCATCCAAGCGGCTCAGAAGCAGATTGACCCGCCGCTGTTGGTGCCTGACGACGGCTTTTTGCTGCCTATCCGCACCCAGCCGGGTGGCCTCAACTTCTTCCGTTCCGGCACTCGCGAGACGATTACGCCGTTGAACACTGGCGCAAACATTCCGATTGGCCTGAACATGGAAGAGCAGCGCCGCGCTGCCATTCGCCAAGCGTTCTATGTTGACCAGATTCTGACTGCTGGCTCCCCGCAGATGACTGCGACCGAGGTTATCCAGCGTCAGGAGGAGCGCATGCGCGTCATTGGCCCTGTGCTGGGTCGTCTGATGAACGAGCTTCTTCGTCCGCTGATTGACCGTGTCTTTGCCCTCATGTTGCGCAACGACATGCTTGCCACCCCACCGGAGGTTCTTCAAGGGATGGATATTGATATTGAGTACGTGTCACCACTGGCCCGCGCTCAGAAGTCCAGCAGCCTGAACAACACGATGCGGGCGCTTGAGATTCTGCTACCGCTATCTCAAAGCCTCCCGGTTGGTGACCATATTGACCCTGACGGTCTGGTGCAGCATGTAACCGATGCTCTTGGCGTTCCAAAGACCACGCTCAAAACGCAGCGTGAAGTCGATGAGACACGGCAAGCGCGGGCGCAAGCAGAGCAAGAAGCTATGCAGCGTCAGCGTGACCAAGAGGATGTTTACACCACAGCGCAAGCTGCACAGGCAGTCAGGATGGTTCAATCGTGAAAGACATTGAAAAGCTGAAACATATGTACACCGAGACCTTCAACAGCGAAGCTGGGCAGAAGGTTCTCAGAGACCTTGAGGCGCGTTCAAACTGGCGTGCCTTGAGCTATGTGGCGGGTGACCCCAATGCCACAGCCTTTGAAGAGGGCAAACGTGCCGTTCTTCTTCACATTCACAACATGATGACACAGGAGTAACTATGTCAGAGGAAGCTATCGAACAGGTAGCCCAGCCTGATGCTGCGCCGATGGAGACACCGGCAGAGGTAGCGCAAGGCGGGTCTGGTAACGATTTCTTGCAAATGGTACCGGAGGAATTGAGAGAGCATCCGAGCCTCTCCCCAATCAAAGACGTTGAGAACCTCGCAAGGTCTTACGTCAACGCGCAGCGCCTGATTGGTGCTGACAAGATTCCAGTCCCCGTAAACCCGACCGACGAGGATTTGGATAATATTTACAACAGGTTAGGCAGACCAGAAACTGTCGATGGCTACGAGATTGCTGTCGATGGCAACATAGTCACGGAAGATGTCGCAAAGTCTTACGCTGACATAGCGCACAAGCTGCGCCTGACACCAGACCAGGCCAGCGGCATCATGGACTACTACCGCAGCATGGCCTCACAAGCCTCTGAGGTAACAGCCGAGGCAGAGACACAGCAGCGCAGTCAGACCGAGATGGCACTTCGCAAGGAGTGGGGCGACGACTTTGATGCCCGCATTGAGGATGCTGGCAAGATTGCACAGCAGTTTGGCGGCGGTGAGTTGCTTGAGATGAAGCTGGCAGATGGCACTAAAGTCGGGAACCATCCTGATTTTATTAAGGCATTTGCAAAAATGGCTGAGTTCAGGCAAAGTGTGACCAGTGAAGACACGGTTTCTGATGCACCGTCTAGCAGCATGATGACCCGTCAGTCAGCGCAGCAAGAGATTGATGCGATTATGAATGACAAGTCACATGCGTATTGGGACCGTAAGAACGTGATTGGTCGCCAAGCGGCTATTGAGCGTGTACAAGATTTGATGGGCGTTCTGCATGGAACAGGATGATTTGGTCCAAGTACGCCTTGAGTGCTTACGTTACGCGATTGAGTTTGGAACTGCGCGTGATGTAGTTGAACCAGACCGACTCGCAGACAAGTACTACGAGTGGGTCATGCAGGGTAGCGGGCAAGCCCGTCCTGCCGACAACCGGAAAGACGGTGGCCGCAAGCAGGTCCGAAAAGCTAGGAGTGTCCGAGAGGGTAGCACACCGGAATCTAGTGCAACTGTAACGTAGAAGGAGAGACATAATGTCTACTCAAGTCACTACGGCGTTTGTACAACAGTATTCTGCGAATGTGCAGATGCTTGCACAGCAGATGGGTTCCCGTCTGCGTGACACTGTGCGCATCGAGAATGTTGTTGGTAAAAATGCCTTCATCGACCAAGTTGGTGTAGCGACCGCACAACTGCGGACTACTCGCCACGCTGACACCCCTCAGATGGATACGCCACATGCGCGTCGTCGCCTGAGCCTCGCATCGTATGAGTACGCCGACCTTATCGACGACCAAGACAAGGTTCGTATGCTCATCGACCCAACCTCGTCCTACGCTCAGGCAGCCGCTGCTGCTATGGGTCGTGCCATGGACGATGTCATCATCACTGCATTTGATGCTGCCGCTAACACTGGTGAGACCGGTTCGACTTCGACCGCTTTCGACACCAACCAGGACGTTGCAGTTTCTGTCGGTGGTGCTGACACCAACATGAACCTGACCAAGCTGCGCGAAGCTAAGAAGCTGCTGGACCAGGCTGACGTTGACCCTTCGATTCCTCGCTACATCGTAATGGGTCCAAGCCAAATCCATGCACTGCTTGCTGACACCAGCGTCACCTCGGCTGACTTCAACACTGTGAAGGCTCTCGTCCAGGGTGAAATCAATCAGTTCATGGGCTTCAACTTCATCATGTCGAACCGTCTGTCGGTTGACGCCAACAACGTCCGTACTTGCTTTGCTTGGGCCGAAGAAGGTCTGGCGCTTGGCATCGGTAAAGACGTATCGGCTCGTATTGATGAGCGGGCAGACAAGGGTTACGCAACCCAGGTCTATTACTGCATGGACATCGGCGCTACACGGATGCAGGAGAACATGGTTGTTCGCATCAAGTGTGACGAAGATGACCTTGACGGTTCAGCGTAAGGGAGTATGAGAGATGGGTACTAAAAATTCAGACCTCGTAGCAAACATTGAGGCTCTGCCTCAGGTTGCTAATCCCGCTTCTGAGCTTGGCGGACGTGTTCGCATTGCTCAGGGTAACGTAGCACTTGCTGCTGGCGACACTAACGATGACGACATCGTGATGCTGGCTCCGGTTCCGACCCACGCGACCCTCGTTTCGGTTCGCATTGGTACGGACACCTTCGGTGGTTCTTGCACCTATAACGTCGGCTTCTACACCAACGACGGTGTGGTTGTTGACGAGGATGCACTGGCCACCGCTGTTGCTGATGAGGCTGCTATGGCAGAACTTCGCTATGAAGTTGCCAACCTCAACACAACTGGTCAGCAGGTGTGGGAACTGGCGGGCCAAAGCTCTGACCCAAGCGACGTGTACTACGTTGCTGCTACGTTCAGCGCTGAGGGCGGAACCGCTGGTGACATGGCGTTCATCATCGAGTACGTCGTAGACTAACCATTTAAGGGGGGCGGCTTGAAACCGCCCTCCTTTCACTCCTGCTCCGGGGGACGGGCGAGTGGAGTTTAATAGAGATTTTAAGTACGACCTGAAGGTCGGGCAGATGGCCGAGGGTTGGCTGGCCGACATACTCATGTCAAAGACTATTGAGATTAAGAGGGACTTTAAGGCTTCACGAACCGGCAGGGTGTTTGTGGAGTTTTTTTCTAGGGGAAAGCCGTCGGGCATCTCCACAACAGAAGCAGACTTTTGGGCATTTATCATAGACGGCGAAACTGTGGTAATATTGCCCACAGCACGGCTCAAGGAGCTTGTGCAGGAAGCCAGGGACGAAGGCAAGATTTGGAAGGGCGGGGACTCTAATACGAGTCAAGGCGTCCTTATAGATTTGGAAAGGTTAGTGAAGTAATGCCATCCGTAGTGGACATCTGTAATGAGGCGATGGACCTGTTGGGTGCAGCTACGATTACTGCACTTACCGAAAACTCTAAAGAGGCCAGACTGTGTAACCGCCGGTTCGAGACCGTGCGTGATGCAGTTCTGAGGGCGCACCCTTGGAACACGGCAATCACACGGGCTTCACTGGCAAAGGACTCCGAATCACCGGCCTTTGGCTTTGCTAACCAATTTACACTGCCGACCGACCCGTATTGCTTGCGAGTGCTTTCATTCTGGAACAGCAACATCGACAGCGACGTAGCGCCGTATGACAGCGAGGTCATGTTTAAGATTGAAGGCCGTAAGGTTCTTAGCAACGAAGGCACTTGCAAGATTACTTACCTGGCCCGTGTCACGGACACAGAAACCTATGACTCGCTGCTTTCAAGCACTATCGCGCACAAGCTAGCCGCTGAAACAGCATACGCGATTACGGGCAGCACGACTGTCAGCCAAGCTATGCAGCAACTGTATGAGGTGAGGCTTCGTGAGGCTCGGTCCATTGATGCTATGGAAGGTGTGCCGGACAAATTGATTGCCGACGATTTCATAAACATCAGGTTCTGATATGGCCCGCGTTTCAACTATTGTCACAAACTTTCAAGCGGGTGAGTTTTCGCCGCGCCTTGAAGGCCGCATTGACTTGCAAAAGTATAACTCTGGCGCACAGAAGCTGGAGAACATGCTTATCTTCCCGCAGGGTGGCATCACCCGTAGGCCGGGAACCAAGTACGCTGGCACAACGAAAGACGGCGGCAAGGCACGGCTTATCAACTTTGAGTTTAGCGATGAACAGGCGTATGTCCTTGAATTTGGGGCAAATTATATTCGCTTCTTCCAAGACGGCGGCATCCTGACGGAGGCAACCAAGACGATTAGCGGAGCCACTGCTGCTAACCCTGTTGTGATTACTGCCACTGCCCACGGGTATTCCAATGGCGAGCGTGTATTCATCAAAGATGTCGGTGGCATGGTGGAGTTGAACAACCGTGAATTTACGGTGGCCAATGTCACAACAAACACCTTTGAGCTTTCCGGCATCGACGGGTCCGCGTTCACGGCCTACACCAGCGGTGGCACATCCGGCAAGATTGTAGAGGTCACGACTACCTACACAGAAGCGCAGGTGTTTGAGCTTAACCATGTGCAGTCTGCTGATGTGCTGTACCTTGCCCACAAGGACCATGAGCCAGCCAAGCTGACCCGCACGACTGCCACCAGCTTCACGCTTACAGACATCGACTTCGTTGATGGCCCATACCTAGATGAGAACACCACTGCCACTACGCTATATGCGTCCGCTGCGACAGGAAGTGTAACCATCACAGCATCAGCCGCGCTGTTCACAGCCGACGATGTTGGCCGCTATATCCGGTTCCGTGAAGTGCTTGAGATTGAGCATGACGAGTGGGCAGCCAGCACAAGCTACAACGATGGCGAGTCAGTGCGTTACGACGGTCATGTCTACGAACAGGTCACAGGCTCTACCCAGACATCCGGCAACACGCCTCCGGTGCATACAGAAGGCACGGAGACCTATGGCGCTATTGATTGGGAATACAAGCACGACGACACTGGCTATGTAAAGATTACAGCCTTCACTAACTCAACTACCGTCACGGCTACAGTTCAAGAGGATGACGGCGGCATTTCCGTGCTGCCTGACCACATCATTGGCGCGGCTAACGCCACGAAGAAATGGTCGCTTGGCGCGTTTGGCGGGGACCAAGGTTACCCACGCGCTGTGGCCTTCTATGAAGAGCGCCTTTATTTTGCTGGGACAACAGGTCAGCCGCAAACCATCTTCGGCTCTGCTACCGCTGACTTTGAGAACCACACTCCTGGCATCAATGACGACGATGCGGTCAATGTGACGATTGCATCGGACCAGGTAAACGTCATCAAGCACATGATTCAGGGCCGCTTCTTGCAGCTTCTGACAACCAGTGCCGAGTTCACCCTGTCAGGCGGCACCGGCACACAGCCCGTTACGCCAACCAACGTCAACGTCCTTCGTGAAACCACCTTTGGCTCGTCTGACGTGCGCCCCATCCGCGCCGGGTCCAGCACGATTATGGTGCAAAAGGGGCAGGAAAAGGTCAAAGAGGTCACATTTGACTTGGACACTGACGGCCTTGTAGGGCGTGACCTTACAATCCTGGCAGAGCATATTGCCCGTGGCGGTTTGACGGACATGATTTGGCAGCAGGAACCAGAGCTTATCCTGTGGTTTGTGCGCAGTGACGGCGTTCTCGTTGGCCTGTCCTACGACCCTCAGAACCAGACTATCGGCTGGCACACTCACCCAATGGGTAACTCCGGCATTGTTGAGAGCATCACGGCCATTCCTAGCGGAGCTGAGGACCAAGTGTACCTTTCGGTCAAGCGCACCATCGACGGCTCTGTCGTGCGCCACATCGTGTTCATGGAGAACATCTACTTTGGCACAGACGTTTCTGATGCCTTCTATGTAGACTCCGGTCTGACATATGACAGCACGGCCACAACCACCATTACCGGCCTGAACCACCTTGAGGGTGAGACGGTGCAGATTCTGGCTGACGGTGCGGCACACGCGGACAAAACAGTCAGCGGTGGTGCAGTC